GTTCAAATGTTCTGAGTCAATCAAACCACCGGCGGCGACTTGACGTTTCATGAATCCTATTTCGTTGTTTAGATTTACGAATTCACTTCGTAACGCCGCCGCGCTTGTCGTTGCGACATCTTCGCCCCCGCCCCCATCCGATTTATTTTGTAATGCTTTTAATGCCGCTTCCGCTTCATTTTTTTGACTTCGTAATGATTCGCGTGTTTGTGCAACCGCTTGTTTAATTACTTCCGCACCACGCCCACCGATGAATGAATCCCAATTGTTTATTAATTGCTTTATGTCATCATCAGATAATAATGCGTTGAAGTTTTTGTGTGCATCTTCGATTGTAGAATCTAAAACATCCGACACAATACCACCGACACGATTCCCGCCGACTTCTAATTGATCCGCTAAATCATTTGTATCAAGTGAATCGATCTCGGTTTGTAATGCTTGAATTCGTTTTCTTAAATCATCGATTGAATCGCCTGACGTATCGTTGTTTTGTAATATTTCGCCGCGTTCCTTTAATGCTTCATTTGTTAAATCGACCGCCGTTTGTAGTTCTGTTTCTGATGTTGTCGCGTCATTAGTTTTTGTAACGAAATCAATTAATTTTCCAATGGCGAAACCTAATGCAACAACGAGCGCACCTATACCCGTTGAAATTAACGCCGTTCGAAATCCTTTCAAAGCTAACGAACCCGCCGCAACTGCTCCGGCGTGTGTCCTTTGGGCGGCGGTTGCCGTTTTCGTTCCTACAATATCCGCAAGAACCGCCGTCTTTTTTAACTTGTATATTCCGACAAGTTTAATCATCTGATTTCCTAAACCACCAAAAACACGAAGCAACACCCCCGCACCCGCCGCCGCCGCCGCTATTGTTGTAATAATGCTTTGAGTCGGTTTAGATAGATTTTCGAAACCTTGCGCAAGTACCTTGATGAAATCCGATAGTTTTTCAATGGCGGGTGTTAATATCGAACCGACGGAAATGGCGACACCTTCGACCGCCGACATCATTTCCTTTAATCCGCCTTTTGCGGTGTCGTTCATCACGTCCGCCATTTTTTGCGCGGTTCCGGATGATTTATCAAGTGATGATGAAAGATCGTTAATATCATTCACACCGTTCGAAAGAACTAACAAAGCCGCTTGCGCGTTCCTTCCGACTTCATCTTTCGCGTCTGCTAGATTCAATCCTTCCGACGCAAGTTTTTGAATGTCGCCGACAACGTCACCAGATGTTGCACCGAGTTCGGAAATGATACGACGCAAAGCCGTTCCAGCGCGTGAACCCGTGATCCCGGATTTTGCGAGAACACCCAACATCGCCGACGTTTGTTCCAAACTTAACCCGGCGGCGTTCGCTACCGGTGCGACATTTTTAATCGATTCTTGAAACTTATTGATGTCTAACGGTGACGAACTGAACGCCTTTGTCATTACATCGGTGACGCGCGTTGTTTCGTTTGCTTCGAGTTGAAAACCACCAAGAACAATTCCGGCGACCTCCGCCGCTTGTCTTAGATCGCTTCCGGTCGCCTGCGCAAGGTTTAACGTGGCTTTTGAAACCTTGTTGATATCGGTTGCGCTGAATCCAAGTTTTGCGAATTCAAGTTGTAATGATGAAACTTCCGACGCTGTGAACGTTGTTGAACGTCCTAATTCGCGCGCGCTATCTTCTAATTTTTTGAAATCTTTTGCCGTCGCACCCGAAACCGCTTGAACCTTCGCCATTGAAGATTCGAAATTCATTGCCGTTTTAAACGCACCCGCACCGATGGCGACAAGTGGCAAAGTCAAATTTCGTGTCATCGACTTTCCAACCGCCGACATTTGTTGCGAAGTACGACGCAACTTTCTTTGTGTGTCGTTTAACGCTTTATAAAGTTGATTCGTTTTCGCTCCGAATATTAGATTAAAAGCCGCGCTATTCTTTGCCATTTTGATTCAATTGTTGATTCATGAATTTGAACATTTGTTCATGATCGGTTGTCGGTTGTTTTATTTCATCGCTTTTAATCTCAAAGGGGTAAAAATCCTTTATTTCATAGGGTTGCTTTCTTGTCCGATTTACATTCACAATCGTTGCAAGAACATGGGCGGTATGCATCCACGACAACCGATCGCGATGATTCAACCGTTCGCGCGCGGCGCATACTTCGCCCAATGTCCACCCCCAAAAATTTGCGGGATCGATGCCACATTTTATCGATTCCGCGTAAAAATCTGACCATATAAGATCGATTCTTTTTACTTCGTTTTCGGGGCTTTCACCCCGTCCACGTTTCCCGAATCAAGTATCAAAGCGTTTCCAATCTGATCAACGATTTCTGTAAATTCCATTGTTCCACATAAAGCCGCGAAATGATCGAAGTCGTCGATTAAATCTTCACGATGCAAAATTTGATAATTTCGCACCCCGTTAAATAATAAATGCGGGATAACGGAAACGGCGTTTTTGTCAAACGTTTCAAGGAATTCACCGAGTTCAACACTTAACGATTCGCAAGTCATGCGAAGCGCGTTTGTGTTTAAAAGTACATTCCAAGTATTGCCGACACCGTCTTCGATTTGTATTTCTCCGCGTAGTGTATTATTAATTTTTTTCATCGCTTTGTTTCTTTAATTCGTTATATTTTATTAATCTGCGTCAACAACGTTGAACGTGATTCCGGTTGCGTTCGCCGCTTGTGTGATGTCGCCGTGTCCGCTGAATGTGCATGAAAATGATGCAACTTCATTCGTTCCGGCGGATTCTTCAAAACTTGTGATATATGCGTCACCCGTATAAATTGGATCGTCTGCGTTGCCGGTTGACCATGCTAAAGTGACTTTAGTTTTTGCAAGAAATAACCCGCTTAACGCGTATGATGATTTCACTTCCGTTGTCGCAACTCCGGCGATGTTCTTTGTGTCGTATTGCATTAATCCGTCACATTGAATTGACCATGTAATATTCCCCGGTAAAATCGCAACCGCGCCCGATTCATCTTTTGTTGTGATGTCGAGTTGTTCGAATTCCATTGATAAAGATGACGACGTCGCACCGGCGACGATATCATATTCCGTTGATCCTTGCTTCACGAATACCGCGAGTGCGTTTGATCTTAGTTTTCCACTTGTTAAAGACATTTTTTTTTTGTTTTTATTTATAAATAATTCGTCAAGTCCTGACGTAATGATGAAAACGCTTCGAATCGTAGCGTCATAGTGTACATGTCTGTCGGTTCGAAAACGTCGGACGCCCAGTTCAGAAATATCATTTCGTCAATTGTGACTCCTTCGTTTTTGTCCGTTAATATTTTTGATTTATTGAAACCCATTCGCAACAATGCCGCCATTTGAAACGCGGTTCGCGGATGTGATGCGATGCAAGTGATTTCAATTTCGTTGACTTCGGTTGATGATCCGCCGTCCTTTGTGTGGTTCGGTTCGCATCCAACAAGTTGAACGATCACGCACGGCGTATTTGCCCCGTCCGCTTGTTTAAGGGCGTAAACTCGTTCACTACATAGCGTTCGAACTTTTGTCAATTCGGGTGATTCTGTGATCCTTTCTTTGACCGAAACTTCGGAAATCGATCCGATGAAATCGCCGTCAAAACTGAATATCAAATCCGTTCCCGTTGGATTATTTGAAAGCAATTCGAACTCAAAATCGTTATTAGCTGTAAACGTTTGAGATTGTGCCGTGTTTCCCGATGTGATAACTTTGAAACTTCCGGATGTATAGTCGGAAACTTTTAAATTGATTTTATAGTATTTACTGACTCCCGATTCAAAGACGCCACTTTGTGAAGTGTTTTCGGTTGGATCGTTTGCGATTAATTTTTGATCGCCTATTGACCAACCCGCGCCGACCGTCCAATCTTGCCCGACTTCTTGAAGTGAAATATTTGTAACAGTTACATCTGTGTTAGTATTTGCTTTCCCCAGAATAAAATCAGAAGTTGCACCCCCTACAATATATTCAACGTGTGTTCCGACATCCCTACTCATTGCTGCAGATTGTCCAGTTAACCCAATATCACCACCATTGTATTCAACAATAGTGTACGTAAATTTATATGATTTACCCGATTCAAATACACTTGATTGAGATATTTTTGCTTGACCGTTTGCCGCCCCGTTTGTAATTTTTACACCTTGACTATTAAATTCAACAACACCATCGTTATCCGTATAAACAGTCCAATCTTCTCCGAGTTCTTTAACTGTAATGTCTTTAATTTCAAACGTACTACCTACTTCACCACTGAAAGCAATTGTATTATACGTACTTGAATAAGTATTTGCAGGTTTATAATATGTATATTCTACAAACGAAGATGTAATATTTTGTTGGAATGGTTGTGGGTCTATCTGATCACTCCAACCTGAATAAAATTCGCCGCTTCCCGTTATTATCCTTGCAGTAAATTTTACAACATATGATTTTGAAGCAAATACTGTAATAATTTGATTCAAAGCAAAATTTGCACTTGATGAATAAGTTGCTCCCATACCTACAACAGTAGTATAACCATCACTTAAAGATGTCGTACCTAAAACATTCCACGCTGTAGTTCCTAAAGGAAAAGAGCCATCCGTAACTAACTCGCTCCCCGTTACACTAAAATCGCCATTCGTTACAAGTTCAACACCCGGTAAATTGAAATTGCCATTTTTAACGATGTTAGGTTTTGAATATGAATATTCAATCGCCGTTTTTATTGATTTTATTATCGCGCTTATCATGACATATTATTTCGACGTTTGAATGACTTGATATCCTTTGCGATGGAATCAACAAAACCATTGACTACGCGTCCGCGTGTTTGCGTCCATGCATTATTGATGTACGGGTTCGCTTCCGTTCCGGGATGTGTAATTCTTTTTAATCTTCGCGGTCTTCCATCGTCGCCATATATAACGAATCCGGTTGCGGATTTCCTTTCACCTTTGCGAGTTCCTAAAATAACATTGTGTTGATATCGTCGCGGGTTTTCTGCGCCCGGTTTCGGTCTTAGTCTTAAAACCACGTAAGGCGATTCAATCGATGATCGACGCCCCTTTGCAACATGTAAATTTTTCGCCGTTAATCCTGACGATTTATTCGTGAATGATTGTCCGCCGAAATCCATTGACGCACCGCCACGAAATGAAACTTCATTCTTTGCCGTCTTCAACATAGGTTTCAACGCTTTTTTCATCCCACCGATGACTCGACGTTCCGCGACTACGTCGTCAGGAAATTCGCGCAACATCATAGTCAAACGCTTCAATTGTTTTTCATCAACTTTGAATGTGACTTCCATATCAACGGCGAATTACTGTGTGAAATTTCATTCCTTCTTTTCGCCCGATTTCTTCAAATCCTTTGACGTCGTACACTTCGGAATTGTAATTTATAGAGTATGTACCGAAACGTTGAAATGTGAATCCATGCAATGAACCATCAATGAATCGTGTTGTGAATTCCGTTCGTGTGATCGATTCGTCTTTGCCTAGTTCGGCACGTTCGCCGATTGCCTTGTCAAGTTTAGTCGCCCACAAAACCAAATGATCACCCGGTCGCGTGTCTTCTATTTGCTCCGCGCCCCATGTGTCGTTGTATGTTGCGGAACTATCAACATATTTTTTCAATGTGATTCGCCTATCTAATCGACCGATTCTCATGATATGCGAATATTTCGATCGGTGTTCAATAAAGCATCAACGCCCATTGGAACCGTCGAAACAACTGATCCAACGACAACGACGTTTCTTTGCTCGTAATAATGACCGACTAACATTCGAACCGCTTGTTTAACGTTGTCGGTTGGAGGTAATCCCGCCGTGACAAGAACTTGAACCGGGTTCAAATCGTTTTCGCCTATCGTCGGGGGGTTTATGAATCGAATCATTGCCGGTTGTAGATCGAAAACAAAGTCGTCATTCGGCGTCATTACAATCGTATGAGTTGCGCCAACGGTTGCACGAACTTTCACGCCGTCGGTAACAGGTGAAACATAATTCAAATCAAAATAAAAATCGTCATAGTTTTTTAATGAGTAAACAACCTGACGATTGACAAACAATTTCGAACAATAGTTTTCACAATAGGAAACCGCCGCGTTGATATATGCGGTGATTACGGTGTCTTCGTCACTTGTCGCATGATCAATTCGCAAGAATTTCTTTGCGTCTGCAAGTGATAAAACATTTAAACCGTCTAATGTTGAAACTATTTTGAATGACATTGTTTAATTTTTAAATAAAGGGACGCCCCATTGACGCCCCTTTAAAAGTTTTAAGAGTAATTTATATTAAATTTTACCCGTGTATCGCGTCGCTAATTGTTGCGAAATGTTCGCCGTGACGAACCGCAAGATCTAACCATTGATTTGCGATAACTTTCACTTGAGCCGACCCGCCCAAACTATAAGGATCCACCATCAAATCAACGCCTGTCCACCTGCAAACCAGTAAGTTAGAGAAATCTCCGAACAACATTTGACCGGTGTTATTACTACTCGTTCCTTTCGTTACGTTTTGATTTAAGTGTGTCGACATCTCGACGCCGTAACCCATAATTAAATCGTTTAACATAATAGGTGAAACGTTTGAAACTTGCGCAAGTGTTGCAAGTTTTGCGTAAACTGCGGGAGCTAAAACGAATTTTTCATTTCCTGTCAAACCGTTGTCGGCGGCTACGTCTGCTAACATCTTGATGACTGCGTCCGCGTCTAGTGTCGTGCCGTTTGTATGCCCTTGATTATTCACACCCGTTTCGCCGAATATACCTTGTGGAACGCCGGATGAACCCGCACCATTGAAAGCGGCGGCATCTACTGCGTTACGAATTGCGCGTCCTAAATCATCCGCGATTATACGGTCTACGCTCGGTACGCCTTGCGTCAATAACTGTTTTGTATATGTGGTGAAAGCCCCAATCCTTTTTGGTGATAAACTCACGGTATCGGTTGCGATGTTTGAATCTTGTGACGCGCTTGTTTCAGCCGCCGCCCATTGTGCAACACCCGCCGCGCTTACACGCGGAATGTCAAGGTTGCCTGTAACACCCGTAATTGAAGTTGCGCCGAGTTTTTCGATCATCAATTCCGGTTGTAGTGCATCGATGAAGTCTTTGTGTTCAGTTGGTACAAAGTCAGACCCTTCACCACTAACCGCGGAAAGTTCACCGGGATTTCCGACCGCACGTGTAAACATGCTTTGCGGTATCGCTACGTTACCGGATAATTGAATACCCGCCGCACGTGCTTCCTTTTGTGCTTCTTGAAATACTTCCGCTTCTACACCCGTTAAACCTGAACCCATCGCGCCCGCCATAGCACGTGAAAGACTGAAATGTTCTTTCGCTTTCACAACTTCCGTGTCAACGGGTGCAGAGCCGCCGACGTTCGCCATTCTTGCAATGTTGTTTTCTGTTGATTCTGAACGCTCAATTTTTGCGTCAAGTTCTGCAATGTCCGCGTTGAGCGCGTCGACTTGCTTTGATTCTTCTTCGCTGAACCCGCGTGACTCCATTTCGCAAACTGCGACTAAGGATTCGAGCGTGTCAACTTTTTTAGCGCGTAACGCTTTTTGTGTTGTTGATTGCTTCATTTTTTATTTTTTAGAAGTTGTAAACGTTGACGGGCAACACTTACAGTCGAAACATCGTTTTCGTTTTTTGATGTTTCTTTTTTGTTTATATTATTTTTTGACCTTAAAGCGACGGCGGTATCAGTGTAAGCCGGAACCG